TTGCAAATAGTCATGGTTTAGATGGTAATTTAGCTTTCGTTAATAGCTGGGAGTTATATTCTGCTATAAAAGGTGCTGCTCAAGTAGCTTCTGTTTATCCTCTTTATGTAGATGATAAATTGGCTGGTTATAATGGCTACTTCTCTTCTGCTCCAGCTTCTGTTGCTGGAACTTCTGGAGATGGTATATTTGGAGATTTCTCAAGAGTATTTATGGCTCAATTCGGTCCAATGAGTATTCAAGTTGATCCTTATACAAGAGCAATCGAGGGAGAAGTAAGACTAATCTTAAATAACTATTTAGATTTCGGTGTTGCTTCAGGGGCTTCTTTTGTGAAGTATACTACTTTAAGTGCATAATTTTAATTGGAGGGTGCTTAATTGCACTCTCCTTTTTTTACTTTTTTATATATGTTAAATTATAATTATTTCAGTATTGATGGATATGTAAATTATGGAAAGTTAGTTTTAAAAACTGCTCCAACTGATACTGCTATTACATTAGCTGAAGCTAAACAACATTTAAGAGTTGATTCTGATTATGATGATGACAATGATTATATAACTGCATTAATAGGAGTTGCTACTAATCAAGTTGAGGAGTTTACAAGAAGAAGATTAATAAGTCAAACTTATAATTTATTCTTTGATGTTTTTCCTCCTTATATAGATTTGCAAGTTGGTATAGTTGATTCTGTAACTCATGTAAAGTATTATGACAATAATAATGTTTTACAAACTTTAGATTCTTCTAATTACGATTTAGATGATAAGATAAAGCCAGGAAGAATATATGAGAGTAATGATGGTACATTCCCTGATACTTACGAAAGACCAAACGCAGTAGAGGTTGAGTTTGTTGTTGGAGGTACTGCTGCTGAAGTTGAGGATGCTATAAAACAAGCAATGTTAATTATAGTTGGAAGATACTATGAGCAAAGACAAGATATTGTTTTAGGTACACAAGTACAAGAAATACCTTTAATGGTTGAGTATATGCTAACTCCTTACAGATTTTTAGAATTATGATATTTGGGAAGTTAGATAGAAAATTAACTTTATTTAATCAAACATTTACAACTAACTCTTATGGAGAGAGAATAGCTGGAACTCCTACAAGTGTAACTATTTATGCTGATTTTGATTTTAAAGCTGGTAAGACTAGCTATGAATCAGATGTATTTGTAGGAGAGCAGATGGTTGAGTGTTTAATTAGATATAGGACTGCAATCGGTACGAGTCCAGATTTTTATCTAACTAATGGATCAAATACTTTTGCTATTTTAGGAATTAAAGAAATAGGAAGAAAGGATAAGATGCTTTTAACAATAGTTAAAAAAGATTTAACAGATATATTCTCAAGCTGATGAATGTAGGACTAACAATAGATAAAAAAGAACTTTCTGAAATAGCTAAAAATTTAGAGTCTTTAAATATGTCAGATTCTAAAAACAAAACTATTTTAAGACAAGCGATGAGAAAAGCAGCCAAGCCAATTCTAACAGAGTTAAAAGGTTTAGTTCCTAAAGATAGTGGGCAATTAAGAAAGTCATTAGCAGTAATAAACGGAAAAAACAGAAGAGGAGTTTCTCCTAGTGTTTATATAGGTCCAAGAGTAAAGGGAGCTTTTGCAGATAAATCTAAAAGTGGTTTTTATTTTTACTTTTTAGAGTATGGTTTTAGAGGTGTTGCTGGATTAAGAATGTTAGATGAAGCTGCAAGAAGTAAAGGATCACAAGCTTTAAATGACGTAACTAATCAGCTTAAAAAATTGATTGAAAAACGATTTAAGAAATAATGGAAGTAGGAAAAGTAATATATAATATTTTAAGTAATGATTCTGATGTAGCTCCTTTAGTTACAACTGGAGGTGTTACTAGAATATTCCCAGCTAGATTTAAGTTTAGCCAAAATGATCCTACTCTTCCTTTTATAGTTTACCAAGTTGTAAGCGACATTCCTAATATGACAAAAAACGGAGTTTCTACTTATGACTATGTTAGTGTTCAAATTACTTTAGTTCATTCTAAGTATAGCGATTTAATTACTTTGTCAGGATTTGTTAGAACTGCTTTAGATTATGTAAGTGGTACTTATGATGGAGTAGTAGTAGATAAGATATTTTTTGAGAATTCTGTTGAGTCTTTTGATGATACAAGTGGAACAAATGGAATTTATCAAATAGCTCATGATTACAGATTTAATATAAATAGATAAATTTATGGATACTTATAAAGTTAAAATTAAAAAGAATATAGAATGTAGAGAAGTACAATATCAAGAGGGAGAATCTTATAATGTAGTTAGAGCAGTCTATAATTTCTTAAAACATAATAACGCAATAGATAATAAAAAGAAGCAATCTAAAAAGGAGAAAAAAGAAGAAACTCCTTTAGATATAAACAATAATTAACTAATTAAAAAATAAAAAACAATGGCAATTTTTAACGGAACAGATTTAATTTTAAAAGTTTCTCCTAGTAGTGGAGGAGCTGAAGCGAAACTTATGCATTCGCAAAATGTATCATTATCTATAAATGTTGATACAATAGATATTACAACAAAAGACTCTGCTGGTTTCAGAGAGCTTTTAGGAGGGACAAAAAGCTTTTCTTTAAGTGCTGATGGACTTATGGACTTTTCAGCAACTGCTGGAGATACTGATGTTGCTGAATTATTTGACCAGATGCTAGATAGAACGGCAGTAGATTTTACTTTTGCTTTAGCTACTCCTGCTGGTTATACAATTACTGGAGATGGTTTTATTACTTCTTTAGAGATTTCAGGAGGAACTGAAGATGCTCCTACTTACTCTTGTTCAATAGAGGGAACTGGAGTTTTAACTAAGACTGCAGTATAATAATTTTATCGTTGGATTGAGGTTGGAGTTTATTCTCCTCCTCTCTTCAATGATAATTAAATAATAACGATAAAAAACGATAAAAAATGTACGAAATAGTTTTAATAAACGGAAAAGATTATCCAGTAAGATTTGGAATGAATTCTCTTAGAATGTTCTGTAAAGATACAAATAGAGCTTTAAGTGATTTAGATAAGTTAGGAGAGTCAATGAGTTTAGATGATGCTTGTTTTTTGATTCTAAACGGAATAAAAGATGGATCAAGAGTAAGTGGACAAGAATGTTCTTTAACGGTTGAAAGTGTAGCAGATTTATTAGATGAAGATTTTGAAGCTTTAAATAAAGTATTAGAAGTATTCTCAACTCAATTTACTGCTAAACTCGGAAACGAGGGAAACGTAAAAGCCACGAAGAAAAAGAAAGTGGCAAAGAAATAGACTGGGATACATTAGAGTCAGTTGCTTATGGACTAGGATTATTACCAGATGAATTTTGGAATTTAACTTTTCATGAATTCTTTTTAATTCAAAAAGGTCGTAATGACGTAATAGAATCAAAAGAAAAGAGGGAATGGGAAAGAGTAAGATGGTTAGCTTGTTTAATGTTGCAGCCTCATACAAAAAAAGGACAAAATTTAACTCCTCAAAAACTTGTAAAGTTTGAATGGGAGAAAGGAGAAGAAGTTAAAGATGTTGAAAAACAAAAAAAGAGAGCTGAATATTTAGTTAAGAAATACGATTTAATAAATAAAAAAAATGGCTGAAAAGACTTTAAGTGTAAAATTATCTTTAAATGATAAGCAGTTTCAAAGTAGCTTAAAAAAAGCAACTAGAAGTCTTAAAAGATTTGGAGCTAGTATGAAGCGAACTGGTCAAACAATGACTAGGAGTTTAACTTTGCCAATAATAGGACTTGGAGCAGTAGCAATTAAAGCATTTGGGGAACAAGCTAAGGCAGTTGCTCAAGTAGAAGCTGGTTTAATATCAACTGGTAATGCTGCTGGTTTTACTTCTGAAGAGCTGCAAAAGATGGCAGCAGATTTACAAACTAAGACTATTTTCGGAGATGAAGAAATTTTAAAAGATGCAACTGCTCAACTTTTAACATTTACTAATATAGCTGGAGAGCAATTTGAAAGAACTCAATTAGCTGCATTAAATTTATCAACTCGATTAGATGGAGATTTAAAGTCGGCAAGCATTCAATTAGGAAAAGCATTAAATGATCCAGTTGCAAATTTATCTGCATTAAGTAGAAGTGGTATTCAATTTAGTAAAGAACAAAAAGCAGTTATAAAAGAGTTAGCTGAAACTAATAGACTTGCTGAAGCTCAAAAAATTATATTAGATGAATTAGAGAAACAATATGGAGGAGCAGCAGAAGCAGCAGCTAATGCTGGATTAGGTCCATTAAAACAGATTCAAAATAATATATCAGACATATCAGAAGAAATAGGTAAAAAATTACTACCAATAATTGAAAAAATAGCTAAAAAATTACAAGTATTTTTTAATGCTTTTAGCAATTTAGATTCTAAGACTCAAGAAACTATTTTAGGTATTACTTTATTAGTTGCTACATTAGGACCATTTTTAATAATCATTGGAACTGCAATAGGAGTTATAGCAAAATTAGCTATTGTAGTAGCTGGATTAAGTGCTAAATTTTTATTAATAGTTGGATCAGTTATTGCTATTGGAGTTGCTTTTGCTTATATATCTGATAACTTTGAAGCTTTTAAAGAAAGATTTACAGATTTAAGCTACTGGAAGAATACTCTAATTAAAATGATTCAGTTATTC